GGTGGCGTAAATTATGATTCTACAACTGGAAAATTCTTTTTGATGCCTGTTCACTCTAAAATTGTAAGACGACCTCATTATACTGCTTTTATTAAGAAAAAACATAGAAGACATACTAATCCTCATCATAATCATGATAAAGAATCAGGTAGAAGTCACGGACATCATCACGGTCAACCAAGTCCATATTTACCAGAAACAGGCATTGGATTTAGCAGTAGTCCTTGTCAATGTAAAAATGGACATCCAAGAAACCCTAATAAGTTACCCAGACCATATAATTCATTAATGGATCTTTTTCATTAAAAATATTTATAGTATATATATGAACGTATTTGGAACATTTGCTGTATTTGTACTTTTATTTGTAATTTATCAATTTTTAAGCACTATGTATCATTATAGTAAACGTAAATGGAGAGAAGGTATGTGTAATTCAAAAAACTGCAACTGCAATTCAAAAAACTGCAACTGTGGTAATTAATTATTTAAAAATATATTAAATTTTAGTATATTTTTATCGGGCAATGGATAATCCAATACGACCACCTTGAATTTCAATCATATTATATCTTTCTTCAAAAACCCTCAAATCAAAATTATATTTATTAAGCGTCCATAAATCTTTCCTTACTCCAATAATAGCACCTGAAGCGTCACATAATACATCTACATTATTTGTATCAGTATCTTGATTTCGCGGAGGTTGTATTGTGTTGAATTCAAACGTGATATATTGCCATTTATTTGTGTTTTGGGCACCAGTTGGTTGATAGATTAAACGATTGCTATTTGTACAAAAATTATAACAATACAGACCATATTTAGATATACCTGTTGTTCTATACCATTTTTCTATATAGGCATAAACGCCGGCTGCCAAAACATTTTCTCTATAATCCTGACCACATAAAATAGCCATATCCAACATTATATTTCTTTGATTTTTAATAGTCATGCAGCCACTATTATATAAACCGAAATGGTTGCTTGCAGTTGCGCTTGTACCAAATGGTGATAAAGTAGTACCATCAATATTTTTAAGCGTTGGAGGCTGTCCTGGTTTACCTTCAAATTCAAAATTAGAATAATTAAACCACTGATTTCTTTTATTAACATCACTTCTCCGAAATCGCCACATATAACTACTAACCATGTCTTTACTAGGTATATCAACTCTTCTTGAACCGGTAATATTCAAATAATCCCATTCATATTGTTCTTTAACCAATATTGAATGACATTTTTTAGCCATTGTTCGCCTTTCATCTTCACCTAAAAATATATATGTTCCTATCAAATGGATATCTGAATTCCAATCATTTCTCCTATTTAAATATTGTGAATAATTATCTGTTTCCGATTTTGGTAGACCACTAGGTGGTTGTATAAATTTCCATAACTGATCAGTTACGCTTGCAGTGTTTGGTGCTTTTCTTTCTAATCTTAATTCGGGTACAAATGGTAGCGGGGAGCCAGTACAATTATTGCAAGGAGTCTTCTGTGTAACATCCAAAATTGTAAAGAGATCCTTAATTGGATTGAAATCTATTTTAATATGTACTTCTTGGTACTGTAAAGCAATAAGAGGTAATGCGGTTTTAGTAGAATAACAAAACCATGCCATCAAAGGTATATATAACTGTCTTCCTCGTATTGAAGGTTCTAACCCAGTAGTGTTACATTGCGAATTGTATATTGCATTGGGATAATTCCCCCAATAAGCTTCGGGATCGCTTAAATCTTTTGTTTGATTATCACCACCAACCATTCTTCCCAACAATGATCGTCTGGCAACTTCATCTCTTCTTACAGCGTTCATCATCCATTCGCCAGAATACTGAGCCAAAGTACTGCCTCCAGAATGAATGGTAATTTGTCTTATCATTGCAAATCCGATATCATTTACCCATTGAAATTTATATGGTAAATAATTTCCCGATACATCTTCTCTGTAATATATTGGGCTCCATATATTCGGTAAATTTACCACAATATAAGTATCCCATAAAAGTTCAGCGTAACGAGGTATTTTAAAATTCATTTCAACAGCACTGTCAAAAGACAATGTTCTCTGTCCTTCATAATCAATTCTGAATCTTTGCATCCCGAACGGTGTAAATTTCTTATAAGAAGCCTTGAAAAATGTCGTTTTTGGGTTTCCAGTTAATATAATATTTGCTTGTCCATATGCAACTAATTGTAATAATCCACCTGGCATTATCTAATATAATATATACAATTATTTTAAAGTGTTTAAATTCTAATTGTGTCTATTTAGGTGAAGATTAAAATATAAATAAATATTATACTAATATCATGGACAGATATCAAGAAGCTATTAACAATACACAAAGATTTTTATCCCAATATATTTGGATTGGGGTTCTAATAACTATACTAGGAGTATTTTGGTATTATCGTACTCAAATAGGCAAGAAAACTGCAAATGTCGATAAGATGGAAAAGGCGTACGATAAACCAAACTATGCGCCTCAATTATCAAGTATAAATGATAGCGATCCTAAATATAATGATCCTTTATTAAATTTCTATATTGCAAGTAGCTATAATTCATGTTGTGCAGGCGATTTCCAAGATAGTTATGTAACACTCGATCCCTTAGAAGAAATACTGTTTCATGGCGCTAGAGTTTTAGATTTTGCTGTATATTCTGTTGATGGTAAAGCAGTTGTAGCGGCATCTCCGTTTCAAAATCCTAATATTAAAGGAACATATAACAGTATTCCAATTGATAAAGTTTTACAACGTGTATCACAATTAGCATTTTCATCAGCAAAATGCGCAAATCCAGGCGATCCCTTGTTTTTACACTTTAGAATAAAATCAAACAGAAAAGATGTATACCCGCCTCTAACATCCGCTATTAAAAGTAATTTTGCTGGAAAATTACTTGATGCCAGATGGTCATTTGAAGGGCGAGAGAGCACAGGACATACAGCTAATTTATCAATGGAACCTCTTAAATCTTTGATGGGTAAAGTTATAATTTTAGCACATCAGGAAAATGATAATTATAAAGATGAAAATAATCCATTTTATGAATTGGTTAATTTAGGATCAAATTCTATTTATTTCAGACAATTGCGTAATCATGACGTTCAGTATGCACCTAATGCAGATACTATGAAGTCTGAAAACAAAACAAGTTTAGCTTTAACTATGCCCGATTGGAGTGAAATAAATACAAATGTTCCAATTATTGTACATCAAGCATTGGGTTGTCAAATGGTTTGTATGAACTATCAGAATTTAGATAAAAACATGAAATATTATTTAGAGTTCTTTAACGATGGCGGTTGTGCATTTATTAAAAAGCCACCAAATCTTTGTATGAAACAAACGAAAATTACGTGCCCTACGCCTCCTCCAAAAGAACAATCTTTCAAAGGTAAGAAATATAATTTACCTATGGTTAATTTCACAATGTAATTTTTTAATCGGTCTATATATTATTATGACAGACTGTAAAAAAAATATGTCCTTTGAAGAATGCGAATTAGCTATATTACGTCAGGCAGTTGATAAAGCCGATGTAATTGAAGGGGAAAACTTATTGAAAGATCCTGAAGTTAAAAGAATTATTAAGATCGTCGAAGATTTTCTACGCGTTCGTAAACTCATTTGTTACGGGGGCACTGCAATTAATGCTCTCCTACCCGCTCAAGATCAGTTTTATGATATGAATGTAGAATTGCCCGATTATGATTTCTTCTCTCCGGATCCCTTGAAAGATGCCAAGGATTTGGCTGATATATATTATAAAAAAGGATTTACCAAAATAGAAGCAAAAGCGGGGGTTCATTCTGGAACCTTTAAAGTTTTTGTAAACTTTATTCCTGTAGCTGATATCACATTTTTGGTACCAGAATTATACAAAAAAATTGCAAAAACCGCAGTAAATATTAATGGTATTTATTACACCCCTCCTAATTATTTACGAATGTTAATGTATTTGGAATTATCCAGACCCAAAGGTGACCCTTCCCGCTGGGAGAAAGTACTAAAACGCATTTCACTATTAAATAAAAACTATCCGTTAAAAGGTAAAAATTGTAAGTTCATTGAAATTCAACGTTTTTTCGATGCCGAACATAAATTACCACAAGGAAAGGAACAAACTATATTTCATGTTACCAGACAATCTCTTATAAATCAAGGTGTTGTTTTCTTTGGTGCTATGGCCCTTCAACTTTATATCCGTTATTTAAAAAAATTCAAATATCAGAAGTTTAAAAAAATTCCAGATTTTGATGTTTTGGCCACAGACCCAGAACAAACAGCCAATATTCTCAAAAATAGATTAAAAGATGCAGGAATTAAAAAGGTTTCAATCAGAAAAAGAAAAGGCGTTGGTGAGGTAATTGCTCCTCATTATGAAGTTTTAGTAAATAAAGAAACCATTGTTGTTATTTATAAACCTATTGCTTGTCATAGTTACAATGTTATTAAAATGAAGGGTAGAAATGTTAAAATTGCAACTATTGATACAATGCTTAGTTTTTATTTAGCATTCACTTATGTTAATCGTCCATATTATGATCCAAATCGCATTATTTGCATGGCTGAATACCTATTTAAGGTTCAACAATATAATCGTTTATCTCAAAAAGGATTGTTAAAAAGATTTAGTATAAGTTGCTATGGTAAACAGTTGACATTAGAAGGCATTCGAGAAGAAAAAGCTAAAAAATTTAAAGAATTATCCAATAAA